GTAGTGGTCAATGTCTTTCTCTCTCTCTCTCTCTCTCTCCTCTCTCTCCTCTCTCTCCTCTCTCCTCTCTCCTCTCTCAATAGTTTTCATTTGAGTCCCTGCCCTAATCCAAAAAACGAAACATCATTCACGACACCCCCTCCCCCCGTATTGACGCCCCAGCCTTTTTGAGGCAGCTCTTATAAGTCTGTTTTACATAAACACACAGTATGATAAAGATACGGTATGAATAAACCGACGGCTGAAGAATTAAAGCTGCTATTACGAGAACAAGAATTGAAATTAAAAATAGCCGCGCAAGATAACTTCTTAAATTTTGTTAGAATAATGTGGCCTGATTTTATCAAAGGCCCCCACCACCTTAAGACTGCATCCAAGCTTCAGGATATAGCAGACGGGAAAATAAAAAGATTAATTGTAAACATGCCCCCACGACACACCAAATCAGAATTTGCTTCTTTTTTATTTCCGGCTTACATGATGGGGTGTAATCCAAAATTAAAAATAATTCAAACTACGCATACAGCGGAACTTGCATACCGGTTCGGACGTAAGGTTAGAAACTTAATGGGAACGGGAGAGTATCAAAATATTTTTGATAGTGTGCAGTTAAGAGCAGACAGTAAAGCTGCAGGAAGGTGGGAAACAAATCATGGTGGAGAATATTTTGCGGCTGGTGTTGGTGGTGCTATTACTGGCAGGGGTGCTGATTTACTTATTATTGATGATCCCCATTCAGAGCAAGATGCGCTTTCTGAGACAGCTTTGGATAACGCATATGAATGGTACACTTCTGGTCCACGACAACGTTTACAACCTGGTGGTCGTATTCTCATTGTTATGACCCGTTGGTCAACAAAAGATTTGACAGGGCAGTTAATGAAAGCGCAAACAGAACCTAAAGCGGATCAGTGGGAGGTTGTAGAATTTCCTGCTATCCTACCAAATAATAAACCAATTTGGCCGGAGTACTGGAAACTAGAAGAACTGGAATCCGTTAAAGCATCATTATCACAACAAAAATGGCAAGCGCAATGGCAACAGAACCCGATATCGGAAGAAGGTTCCATTATCAAACGTGAGTGGTGGAAAGTTTGGGAGAAAGAAAAATTACCCGATTTAATCCATGTCATACAAAGTTATGATACGGCATATAGTAGAAAAGAGACTGCCGACTATAGCGCCATTAGCACATGGGGTATTTTTTTTCTTGAAGAAGGGGGTAAGCCCCATGCCATGTTAGTCGACTGTAAAAAAGGAAGATGGGATTTTCCGGAGTTAAAAAGGATTGCGATGGAGGAATACAAGTACTGGGAACCGGAAACAATTATTGTTGAAGCAAAAGCAAGTGGTATGCCTCTTACACAGGAATTACGAACATTGGGAATTCCAGTTGTTAACTTTACACCGAGCCGAGGAAATGATAAGCATGTACGTGTAAATTCTGTTTCACCTTTATTTGAAGCCGGCATGGTATGGCGGCCTGATGAAAGATGGACAGAAGATATGGTGGAAGAGTGTGCGGCTTTTCCATATGGCGAACATGATGATTTAGTGGACAGTATGACCCAAGCTATGTTAAGGTTTCGTCAAGGTAATTTTGTTGTGCATCCGGAAGATTATGAAGATCCACCATTGATGTTGGGAATGCAACGAAACTATTATTAGGAGGCGTATGACTGAGAGCAGAAAAAAACAATTAGATGATCTTTTAGCCGATGCTATAGAAATGGGCGATGAGGATCAAATAGAAATTATTAAACAAGAGCTGTTTATGCTTAATCCACACTACGTTACAGAATACAATCAAGGTGGACATGTTAAAAGTTCAGCGGAAACTTCGGTTATTCCTGGTGCAGCAACTAAAGGCAGCGCACAGGGATCCACGATTCGCGGCCCACGGGCCAAGGGTTCAGCGGAAGGTTCCACGATATCAATGAAACCCATGAAAATGAGATCAGGTGGTCTGGCCAAGCGCGGGTACGGGAAGGCAAGGAGATAGATATGACAAAGTCACCCCATGAATTTGAAACTGAAGAAAATATTGAAAAGGCTTTAGAGGTCGGCAAGCTTAAAAAGAAGGTTAAAAAAATACCAAAAAAAATAAAAAAGCTGGCTAAAAGTGCATATACCGACCCTATTCAAACAACAGCGAAAAAGCTAAAGAAGGAGGTCACGGAAGGCACCCCAAAAAGATATAAAAAGGGGTTTAAAAAGTTGGTCAAAAAAAGCCCTGAGGAGATCGTAAAGGAATCTTTCAAAGACCTAAAGACCGCTGCTAACGCAATAGAATCCCTGATACCCGGAAGAAAAGAAGCTTACCTAAAAAGAAGTAAAGGCGGCTCTGTTAGAAAATATAGTTCAGGAGGCGCAGCCAAACGTGGTTACGGGAAGGCAAGGAGATAATGCATAACAATAAAAAAGGAAAAGGAAGCATGCTCAGCATCACCATTGAGCAAAAACCCATTAACAAGAAAACCATGGACATGATCAAGAACGCGGAAAAGACAGGCAATGTCGTGAAAATGAGAGCCGGCGGCGCAGCCAAGCGCGGTTACGGTAAGGCAAGAAGATAATGGCGGTTGATAAAAAAATTACCGGCGTTAAGGAAAATGTTTCCGTTATTGAAGACGATGTAAGCCTGAACGTTGAAGAGGGTGATGTTGTTAAAAGATTAAACGCGGAAGAGGAGATTGAAGTAGAGGAAACAGATGACGGTGGAGCCGTTGTTGACTTTGATCCGTCAGCGCCGGACCTTGAAGCGGGTTTCGCTGACAATTTAGCGGAAGTCCTGGATGATTCAGCGCTGGGCAGGATAGCGTCCGACATAGTTCAGGAGTTTGACTCGGACCACGAATCACGGCACGAGTGGGAATTTGCCTATACAAAGGGATTGGACCTATTGGGCTTTAAGTATGATGAAAGAACGGAGCCTTTTCAGGGCGCAAGCGGTGTAACGCATCCACTGTTGGCGGAATCAGTGACAGCTTTCCAGGCGCAGGCCTTTAAGGAGCTTTTACCACCGGCGGGACCGGTGAAAACAGAGGTACTCGGAGTCGAAACACCGGAAATTATAGCGCAGGCGGACAGGGTTCAGGACTTTATGAACTATCAGATCACTGATAAGATGGAAGAATACACGCCTGACATGGATCAGTTGCTGTTTCACTTGCCTCTTGCGGGGTCCGCTTTCAAAAAAGTCTATTATGACGCTACAAAACAGGCGGCGGTGTCAAAATTTATACCAAGTGAGGATTTAGTAGTAAATTATTTAGCAACGGACTTGCAGTCGGCGGAACGGGTGACGCATATTGTAAAAATATCAGAGAATGACCTGTTAAAACAGCAGGTTGCGGGGTTTTACAGGGACATTGACGTCAAAGTCAGCGATGACGAGACATCCATACAGAAAAAGTACAATCAGTTAGAGGGAATTAACAAAGTTGCCTATGCGGATGAGATATATACTTTATATGAAGTACATTGCGATTTAGACATACCGGGATTCGAAGATAAAGACGGGGAAACCGGGGAGCCAACCGGTATTAAAATACCTTATGTTGTTACTGTTGACAAAGGATCCAACAAAGTTTTATCCATCTACCGAAATTATAAAGAAGACGATCCACTTAGAAAAAAAATTGAATATTTTGTTCATTATAAGTTTCTTCCAGGTTTGGGTTTTTATGGTTTTGGTCTTATCCATATGCTCGGGGGTTTATCAAGAACGGCTACCTCCACGCTTCGTCAACTTATTGATGCCGGAACGTTATCAAACTTACCAGCAGGTTTTAAGGCCAGGGGAATTAGAATTGCCGATGATGATGCACCATTACAACCAGGAGAATTTAGAGACATAGACGCACCAAGCGGGGACTTGCGGGCTGGCTTAATGCCGCTTCCATATAAAGGCCCTGATCAAGTGTTATTTCAGTTATTAGGTTTTTGTGTAGACGCTGGACAAAAATTTGCAGCGATTGCTGATATGAAAATATCAGAAACAAACACAAATGCACCTGTCGGAACCACCCTAGCCATGATGGAACAAGGCGCTAAAGTAATGAGCGCAATCCATAAACGTTTGCATTATTCGCAAAAACATGAATTTAAACTACTGGCAAGTGTTTTTGGTACTTTCCTTCCTCCGGAATATCCATACATGGTGGTGGGTGGAAATCAAATGGTCAAGCAAACGGATTTTGATGACAGAGTTGATGTTATCCCTGTTTCGGACCCTAACATGTTTTCAATGTCACAACGTGTGGCACTGGCGCAAATGCAGTTACAACTAGCGCAAGCCGCGCCTGAACAGCATAATTTACAAGAAGCGTATCGTAGAATGTATCAAGCTTTAAATGTTCAAAACATTGAAGCGCTTTTACCTCCTCCTCCTCAACCCCAACCCGTTGATCCGGGAATCGAGAATGCTATGGCATTGGGTTTAAAAACTCTTCGCGCTTTTGAAGGACAAAATCATCAAGCGCACATTGACGCACACCGTGCTTTTATGTCGAGTTCATTGGTTAAATCAAACTTACAGGTCCTGGCTTTATTGCAAGGACATATTTCAGAACACGTTGCATTAATGGCACGTGAAGAAATTATGCAACAGGCAGGACCGCAGTTACAGCAAATGCAAATGCAAATGCAGCAAGATCCAGGGGCTGCGCAAAACCCTATGATGCAGCAACAAATGCAGCAAGCGCAAGCGCAAATTGAATCTCGCATCGCTGAACGCATCGCTGAGATAACTAATAATATGGTAGCGGAAGAGCAAGATATGCTTGAGGCACAGGGTGCGGATCAATTAGTAGAGCTTCGTGAAAAAGAATTAGATATACAAGCAGCCGATGTTCAACGCAAAGTAAATGAAGGCAAAGAAAAAATTGCTTTAGATCAAATGAAGTTTAAACAAAAAGAAGAGCTGCAAACAGAGAAGATAGATTCTATAGAAGATATCGCTGAACTTAGAGCTCGTGTTACTTTAAAAAAAATGCAGGATCAGGAAAAACAAAAAAAGATGAAATATGATAGAAAATCCCGATAAATTAATTAATGAGGTTTATACAAAGGCTCGAGAAATCATAGAGACAGAAAAACTTAATCCTATTGATTTTTCAGGCGCTTTAATCAGTGTAGCCAAGCTTATCCTTGTGGAAACTGTGGGAGCCAAAGATGCAGAAATCTTATTTGATTTTGCTGATAAAAGTTTTATAATAAAGTCTAAACAAATAACATATCACTAAAGGATAAATTATGGCATTAAATAACCCTAAACCAAAATATATTAATGGTTCATTATATCCTAATGCAAAGATGACTGTGAGTAAGGACATGAATCCTTATGCAGGAAAATTTGTTAATCAGGAAAAAATTGTTGATACATACACTGCCAGTGCGGAAGGTCCTAAAGTTAAACAAAATTTAGGTAGTGGACCAAAAGGCCAACGCAGTAAAATGCAAATTAAAAAGGTACCTTTTAAAGGTCTTTTTTAATGGAGTGCACAAACTGTGGGCATGGTTGTCATTGCAGTGATGGTAGTACATGTCAAGCATGTGGTTGCAACAACTGTGAACATAAGGTAGACTAACTTTTTTTAAAGGAGGTTTTATGAAACTTTTAAAAGATATATGGCAACACTTGAAAGAGTGGAGCGAGTGGGGCATGAAGGACTGGATTAAGGCCGGGATTGTTGCCATTGTTGTTATTATAGTTCTAGGAAAAATTTCAGGGGCTGTATAATGTTAAACCTCATCAGTGGATTGTTAGGCGGTAAGAATGGAGCCTTAAAACAGATCGCTGGTGTAATTGATGATTTGCATACCTCAGATGAGGAAGTGCTAGACAAAAAGATTTTAATGCAACGCATCCAGCAAAAACTTGCTGAAAAGCAATTGGATGTAAACGCTAAAGAAGCTGGTCACCGGTCCGTATTTGTTTCGGGCTGGCGGCCCTTCATCGGCTGGTGCGGAGGGCTTGCATTATTCTTTGAATTTATTTTATCTCCATGTATAGAATGGTACGCTAAATTTGCAGGATTAGATTTAACTGCTCCTGAAATTCAAACTGGCCCCTTGCTAGCAATTGTCACTTCAATGCTCGGCGTCGCCGGACTCCGCAGTTTTGAGAAGAGCAAAGGCTTAACCAAATAAGGAGAAATTATGGCTAAGAAAAAGAAACAAACACCACTACAAAAAATACAAAAGGAATTAGACAAGCTTGCAGCTCTTCATGCAAAAGAAGAAGCGATAGTTGAGAGGATTGAAGAGATCATTGACGAAGAGGAGGATTTCGACGACACCAACGAAAATTGGGAAGGAACCGATTGAAATGGCAAGACTATCGGCAAAGGATTTAACCGTTCCACAAATGAAAGCTAATGCAGCAGGTATGAAAGCTGTTATTGCTACTAAACCTAAAGGTGATCCAACAGGTATGGGCTTAAAAGGTCAAGATCTAACAGGAGCTGCTGTTAATAGAAAAAA